GCCCTCGCCAGTAAACAACGTCTGTGGGTATCCTTGAATTCTCTTGATGTCAAGCTCTGACGTGCCTGTGATAACGCTACCGTTCTGATCGTATAACACCTGGTCATTAGAATCTTTCAAGTATGCCTGTGCGTAGTTGACGCTCATGTTCTCGCTGAGAGTAAACAGAGTGCCCTCTACTTCCATAGAGATCCTTGCGTAGTTAACGTAGTCTGGAGGAAGGACCAACTTGAGGTCTTCTCCAACGTTAAGCTCTAGCACCTTTACGTTTCTGGCCGCGTCGTAGTTCAGCTCCTGTATTGCACGCTTTGCGTGGAACAACACATTGTATCTCTTTGTAACGCCTATTAATTTATCGTCGCCAACATACATAAGCATGAAGTTGTTCACTATGTCAGACAGGCTGACATACTGGTACTCTCCACTGTTGTTGGGGTCCGAGTAGTATGCTTGATTAGTTATGTATGCCATTAGCTTTGCTTGGTTTGTTCAGAGTTGTCAGACCCGGTAGCGAATTGTACAACCTCTGCCTCGCGAATGTTAACACCAGAGTATGACAAAATCTTGTACACTAAGTCGTTTTGTGCGCTTTCCGGAAGCTCAAAGTCTTGATAGTCAACAGCTGACTGGTTGAATATAGGCGAGCCTGCCACGACAGTATATGTCCACTTAGGATCAACAGGGTAGCGAACATACAACGAGCTGACGCTGCTCTGGATGGTCGTTGGGTAAACCTTAATATCATTTCCTTTTTGATAATACGCTGGATAGGACACGCTCGGTGCAGTAATGTTTGAGTTCAACAAGTTCATTACTTTGTTCTGGGCCACAAATTCAATTTCTTTAGTGCCGAATAATACAACGTTAATGTAATACCAATCACTAGGAAGGGCAAACGATTGATTAACGCCAGAGTACGATAGATTGCTAGATGTAGAAAATATATCAATTGTTTCTGCTATGTTTTTTTGAATGTCTGAATAACCGTCATTAGCCAACCTTCCATTTCTTTTATTCACCCAATTGGTGTAGTCGTAGAAGTACTGCTCAAATATCTCAAGCTGTGCTTGTTTGGCGAATAGGTTGAACTCTTCCGGTGTAATGTAACCGTTGTTATCCTTATTAAGGATAGCCATAACAGTATTTCTAACCGTGTTTATCATGTCATCACAAAGATAACAAAAAAAGGCCACCCCTTCCGAGATGGCCTTAGTTTTAAATAGTGTTAATGTTTACGCTACGGCAATTCCACTTACTGCGTATGGAAGATTAGATACGCTGTATGTAACATAAGTCCAAGAAGTCTGCAAGGCAGCAACTACGGCGTTTTGAATTGCATCACGCTCTGTCTCGTCTCCTGCACCAGCAGTAGCATGTGTAAGTGTAACCACTTTACCGCCACCGTAAGTGATGGTAACTGTAGTTGTAGAGGCTTGCTCAATCAAAATGATTCCGGTAGCCTGAACTAGCTGATTTTGTTCGCTAGTAACTGGGATGCTTAAAAATTTTTCCATACAACAAATATACATATAATTATGACAACTTATTCTGCACCATCTCTGCGATTGGCTTACCCTCTTCTGATTCAAAGAAGGTGCTCAATACAGAAACTGGGTCATCGCCAGGCTGGATGTTCATAAGCTTTCGCTTGTTTCCAGGCATGTTAAACCAAATCTCACGGTTGTTGTTTCTCATTGCAAACAGGCCAGCCGACAATGCTTTAGACGCCATTGCGGTATCCTCCAAGTCTGGATCGTTGATCATTTCTAAGAACTGAATTGGATAGTTTCTAGCATAAAGCAAGATGTCTCTCTTTAATTCTGGAGTGGTCATTGTATCTACAACACCACCATAGATCAAACGACCTACAGACTCCATGGTCTCAAGGTTCATCTCTCTAGCAGCGATCTGTGCGTCAAGCTCAATGTTTAACTCTTCGATGTCTAGCGTGGCTTCTTTCTCTTGGTTCAATTCCTTAAACACGTCGCCATTTAATGGGTGCATGTCCAAGAACTTCCCTAGCATTGGGTTGCTTGCAGAAACAATTAAGTTGCCATCCTCGAATACGATTGGCTCAAGGATTGCCTTGTCGTCCTGTTCGTCTTCAAATACTGACTTCTGGTTTCTAGAATAACGCAACGCACGGTTGGTGGTTCCGTCAAAGTAGAGCAAAGAAAAACGCTTTGTGTTTCTTGATGGAAGGGTGTAGCTCAACGGAGCTTTCTCTTTCGTAAGGACAAACACTCTATCCTTAATTTGGTTAGTTGGATTTTTCATAATTTGATTTAATTAACGCTGCAAATATAAACAAAAAGGGTGAGTACAATTGTACCCACCCTCTTGTATAATCGGTTGTTACGATTAAGCAGTTTTGAACAAGAAGAAGTTGTTCGCGCCCAATGTGCACAATGCACGCTCAGACAAGAAGTTAACTCTCATTGCATCCAAATCGCTAGTAGAAGCACCACCGGCAGAACCAGTAATCCAAGTCTTGTAGCGACGGTTCTCAGTTTCGCTAGCGCGGTAACGAACGTGCAAGAAAGGACGCTTAGCGTTCTTACCCATCACCATGTCGTACACGTTAGTAGAACCAGCAGGAACCAACACACCATTAACTTCACCACCAACGATACCACCACGCAAAGTTGCGTCGTTCAAGTATTTCCAGTCGGTCTTGTAGAAGTCATAACCACGCTTGAAACCTTTGAAGCCCAAGTTCAAGGCCATAGTTTCGTCGTTGTTGAACACACCGTAGCTAGTACCGTTAGCACCGTAGCTGTTTTGAGTAGCCAACATATCGTCGATATCGAAACCGAAGTTACGGTTAACGAACAACATGTTCTCTTGGATAGCACCCTGCTTGTCCAAACGCTGAATGATCGCGTCGAAGTCAGCCAATGTGCTTGGGTTACCACCAGCCCACACGTTACCGCGTTGCTCAATGGTGTAGAACAAACCGTCTGTACCCTTGTTTCCAACGTCACCAGTTACTGCGATAGCACCAGATGCAGTTTCAGCAGGAACACCTTCTACCATAGACATTTCCAAGTAGTCCTCGAAACGCAAACGAGTTTCGTGCTCAGACTTGATGTACCACAAGTAGCCAGTTGCACCATTCTCAGTAGTAACTTCTACCCATCCGATCTGAGCCATGTCAGAACCAGATACTTCGTAGTTGTCCTTGATGATGATAGGGCTGTTGTCGAAGATGTCATCTTGAGCTTCCAAAGAACCAGACATACCGTTTGATCCTTTTTTGAATTCAGAACCATAAACAAAAGCAGTAGATGCAGTTGTTACAGGGATAGTTTGTCCACCACCAGCATAGTAAGCAACGGTGAAAGTCAAGCCAGAAACTGCGGTGATGATAGCTTTGTCGCTTTGAGTACCACCAGCGTTACGAGACAAGAACACAGTCTGACCTACGCGGAAGTTACATGCAGTAATACCTGCATCAGCAACAGTCCAAGTAGCGGTGTCAGAACCGGCAGCAGCAGCAGAAGTACAGCTTGCATATTTGGTATGCAAACGACCTTGCTCTGCCCACTTGATCAAGTCAGAGTTAGAAGGCATCTCAGCACCAACCTGGCGCAAGAAAGATGCGATAGAGCGATTACCATAACGCTCGAATTCTTTCTCGTAGGTATCAGGAAGATACTGATTCAAGAAATCGAAGTTGGTAATGTAGTTTGAAGGCAAAGTTGCCTTTACGGACGAGGGGGTTATTGCAAACCCGGGACTCGCTTGAACTGATCCAGCCATAGTTTTGTTTTTTTAGTTTTTTGTTTGTTATTTGTTACGCATTTTTATCTTTAGCCCGCTTCCGTGGTCATTGTCTAGCGCTACAACTTTAAACCCAGTAGATGGCGTTAACTGAGGTGTTGACCGAACGTCCATCTGGATGTTCTTTGACTCCTTAGCAACACTGTCTACCGCAGCGGCCATGCCTTGCTCATAAAAGTGCTTGGCAAAACCGTCGGGGTTCATAGCTACAGCGATAGCTCTGTGATATGCAGCAGCGTCCTTCACGTATCCGTTCTCATCTAAGAACGAACCAATGAACTTGCTAACGTCAGATTGAGCCTTCTTCATTTGTTCTGGACTGCCAGGCTTAAACGAGATTGCCTTGTCGTCGACCTTAAATTCAAAACCTTTGAATTGGTCGCTGAAAAGCTCGTCCGTCTTTTTGGCAAAGAACTCTGAGCGCTCTAACTGAGACTTCTGCACTTCCTCGGACTCTTTGGCATATCTTTTAAAAGCCTCGTACTCACCCTTCTCGTCATCAGAAACTAAGCCACCCCTTGACTCAAGAGGTATCTTGTATTGTTCCTTCAATTGATTGAAGTGGTCCTTGGCCTTAGCAAGATCTTTTTTCATTG